GATGTAGGGTCAACGCCTGACCTAACTAGTTTTTCATGCAGCCCCAAAGCTAAACTAGTCATTTCCTCATCTGATCCAAACCATTTATTGTTATCTTGCCATCTTAAGGCTCTTTGGTCTGGTTTTTGTACTTGAGGCTGTGATGATTGTGAATATACACTAGGATCGTCCTCGTGTAAAGTGTTTTTAAACTTAGGTTGGTAATTTTCAACCTGAGACAATCTAAACTGAGCATCGTTCATTTTAGTTTGGGCTTCAATGATCTTATCTGCTTCACCTGCATTATAAGCATTACGATAGTCTTGTTTAGCTACTTCTAGTTGTTGTTGTAGTGCAGAAGCTATAGTTTTAATATAAGTTTCTTCACCAGAACTTAAAGTAGTTTTAAGTCTTTTGTTCTCAGCTGCTATTTGTTGAGCAAAGCGTAAAGCTTCTTCTCTTTCACGTTCTGCAGCTTCTTTAATTCTACGTTCATCGTGATAACCTTTTTTAAGTTGAGCCATTCTTTCTCTAACTCTTTCAGAGTATTCTGATAAGTCATCTTGTTCTAGCTCATCTACGATTTCTTTAGGTAAAGGTTCACGGTTTCTATCTTGTGGAGGCGTATCATCCTCTATTTCGATATCAACTTCTTTAGCTTTTTCCTTAACATTGACATTTACAACTTCGTCTTTGTCTTGGATTTGCACTTGATTATCTTCCAATTCTTCTGGAATTTCAAATACAATATCTCCATCTTTTTGCTCTGCCATATGTTTCTCCTATGCGCGTGTGTAACCACGAGGATCTAAAACTACACCCTCAACGGTATCATCGTTAATGATTCTAAATTCTCTTCCGTGGATCATAAATCTTGTACCTGCATATGCACGTGTCAAAATAAAGTCACCTTCTTTACACCATGGACCTGTAGGGAATCTTGTTTCATCCTTATAGGCTAAATCACCTACTGCTAATACAAATAAAACAACAGTAGAGTTTTCTTCCACCTTCTTAGTAGCTTCTGATTTAATTAAACCTGATTTTCCTAAAAAGTCTGATGCTTCTGGAATAGCACATAAAAGTCTATAACCTTTTGGAATAGGAAGTTGTAAACCTCTTTCTTCAATTGGTATATCTTCTGGTGCTGGTGCTGCATCAATCTTTGGTACTGCAAGGGGTCGGCCATCTGGACCAATTAACCCTTGATTTAACGTAAGCACGTTATCATTCATCAAATGTCTCCATTCTTTGTGCGAGATCTGCAATTAACCCTTGTACAGTGAGTAGACCTCGAATATACCCACATGCATGTTGGTACGAAGCAAAATCTTTTGCAGCTCCGTCCCCAATTCCTTCTAACATCTGTTTGCGTCGTTCTTCTATCTGAGACATTAATAGTTGAAGCGTTTGATCCATTTATTACTCCTTAGGTTGTTGTTTATTTATACTATCTTGGATTTCCTTTTCATGTTTCATTTGTGCTAAAGATAACTGATGCTCAGTATTTTTATGTACTTGCTCAGCACCAAACTTCATACCTTCATGTAACATTTGAGTTTTAATCTTAGCTTGGTCCATAGCTACTTGAGTGTCAGTTTTCTTATTATCCATAACAACCTTAGCGCCTAATGTAGCACCAGCAATTTTCTCTTGAGAAGTTAATTTCATTTTCTCTAACTCAATTTTTTGTTGTTCATGTTGGATTTCAGTTTGGAGTTTTTGTTGTTCCATCTGAATTTGAGCTTGAACTTGTTGAGCCTTGATTTGAACTTCTTGTTGCTTAATTTGAAGTTCTTGTTGTTGCATTTGAATCAACGGATCTTGAGCTTGTTGCTGAGCTTGTTGTTGCTGTTGTTGTGCTTGGTTATTTTGTAATAACTGTGAAGCCGCTTTAGATATGAGTTGAGATAACTGAACTTCTTCATCAGGAGATAATTTCTTATCAGGAGCTGGAAGTCCTACACCTAACTGTTGTTCAATTTGTTTTCTATATTCAAAGCCAATATGTTCTGCAATATGAGCTTGTGCTGCTGCCATCATTGCTTGTGCCTGTGGGTTTTGACCAAGTGATTGCATAATGATAGGATCTTGCATTGCAGCTTGGTGCACTTGAATATGAGCTTGATGGTCTTGGTATATAAATGCCTTAACTGGTTTTAAATTAAATATAGCCATGTTCTCAGATACAGGATCGTGCGGTAGTTGTTCATCCGCTGCAGGAATAAGTTTACCAATATTCTTAACGCCCAACACTTCTAACATTTGCTTATTGAGTTCGACCATATCATAGATTTGTGGATTTGCTTGTGCCATTTGCATGACCGCTTGATATTGAACTACTTTCTGTGACATTGTTGCAGCGTTTGGATCAGATACAGGTATAACTTCTACACAGTCGTAATCTGATTGTTTAGCTTTTCTATCTCCTACATCAGGATCATAGCTATATTCTCTAGGCGTATAATCACGGATAATGCCTGCAAGTAATTTAAACTCTTGTTTCATAGCATAGTGAATACGAGCTTGAACAGCGCTCATCACTTTTAAAGTACGTTCTAGAATTGCTAGTGTTGTACCTACTGGAGAGTTTGCTGACATATCGGATACTTGTAAATCAGCTGCACTTGCAAACCGTCTACCTTCGTCAATGATTTGGTTCATTAACATACTTAATACTTGACTTGGTTCTTTGTATGGAAGAGGTAAGATGTTATCTCTGATAGAACCACTTGGCACATCCACATCCCTAAACTCACCTGGAGCAATAGGTGTATCATCGCCTTTAATTCGTAGCCCCCGTGACTTGAGACCACCAGGTAAATTACTTAGTGTACCTGCATCTACTAACTGACGAAGTATCATTGTACCTGACTTAGCAAATGCTCCGATTAAGTGAATTAAACCAAAACAATAAAAGCCAAAACCTGGTATGTAACCATAATGGACGAAGTGTTGACGCTTTAACATCATCTCATCTTCAGGGTCCCAGTTACGACGAATAGATAATATAGCGCCTGTACCTTTTTCAATTGTCACTACGTATGGTAGTGCAATACCCGTTGGATGTCCGTCTTTGTCTACATCTTCAAAACCTTCTAAGTCTAGGTTAACATGCATCTCTAAGATTTGGTATCGGTCATCGTTAGACGCATTGAATCCCATCTTCTCTGCAATCTTTTTCTCAACTTCGTCAATATCGTTTGCAGGTTCACCTAAGTCAATATCACGATAGAACCCAGCAACCATAAGTTTACGTAACTCATTCTTAGTCTTACGCATTCTATGTGTTACACGTTCTGCTGTTTCTAAATTAGACGCGCCATATGGAACGACGATATCTTCTGCTGGAATAAACACAGCTGCTTGACGATCCAATGATGGATCAAAATAAATTTTCTTGAACGCATTACCTGCTAACCCTAGTCCCCATAACATACGTTCATGTTCAGGTCTATATTCTGGCATCTTCTCGGTTAACTGATAGTTCATATCTTCTTTAACACGTTCTGCCGCATCTTCTTTTTCTGGGGTATCTTTACCTACAATCTTTGTCTTGACAGGACCCGCCGCTGGAAACGTTTCCATCATAGTCTCTGCTTGGAATTTAACTAATGCCTCAGTCATTAACGGATGGTACACATTGCATGCACCTGGCCATGGCTCGGTACGATCTTCTACTTTCATACCAAGTAGTTCAAGTCCATCCACGTAAGTATCTAGCCAATCTTTACGAGCTGAGATATCTGCTTCGTATTCACCGAGTAAATCACCTGATAATTCTTCTAATACACCTTCGTCAAGATGTTCAGCTAAGTTATCATTAAAGTCTTCAGACGTTTCTTGTTGACGTCCAATATCAATTTCCATTCCGTCAATGCCGATGTGCACTGCTTCTGGATCTACAACCTCGATTTCAATATCAGGTTGACCTTGTGCTAATTGTTCTAAACCTTGAGGTGCTTGGTATAAACCTTTATCTATATTTGCCATACGTTATCCTTTTTTAAATATTTTCACGAATTCATGCAAGTTAGGGTATTTTTCTGCGTCTAGTTCACCTTGATCGTATAGATTTGCGCACTCTATAGATCTCATTAAGAATAAGTCTAACTCGCTTAATGAACCGTCCGGATTTTCTAATGCATTGGGTCTATCTAATTTACTAAATAGTTTTACTAATCTATCTACTTCAGGTCCAAATGTTTGTTCTACTTTCCAACTTGTGTATGATAAACACCCAGTCTTGTAAGCATTTGTTCCATATATAGAATGTAAACCGCCAGCTAGCGCTAGTATATCATTAGCCCCTACAGATTTTAGTATGTGAAACACCCGTATCAAGTGATCCATCAACGATCCGTTCTTATGAGGCTTCTTATCAGCACCAATTTCTTTTAAGAACTCTGTTAATAATTCTTCAGCTTCATAGATTGCTTTGGGGTCTATCGTTGCTTTAAACATTAACGTCGTTCTAACTTTACTACATATCCTAGATATAGCTGCCGCTTTGTGGGGTATAGTTCCTGGGAATGAAACTACTTTGCCATAACTAGGTATAACTGATTTAATAATTTCTGTTTTAAGTGGGTCATAGAACATTGTCTCGCCACCCCAATTTGCATTCCAATCATCTAAGTAAATTACTATAGTATGATCCTCTTTACGTTTAGTATCTGTATGAATATAGCCTTCTGTACCAAATGTATGTCGATTAGAATAGCAGCGGATAAGTGTTGCTTTATCTTTATATAGTTTATTATTTAAATCTTTCCATACTTCTTTAAATGCTTGTGGCAATCTATCTTTTATTTCTGTTGTATTTGTAATAGCCGTTTTAGCAATGTCTACATTCCAATGTCCAAACTGCATATCTGTATTAGATGGCCAACCATAAACCCAGTTAGCTTTGTCTAACCATGCATGACATAGTTTTAATTTATCACGTGGTATTAAGTTGTCTTTAATTGAAATCATTATCTTAGTCCCACAACGCCGTATAATATTTTCCAAATAGTCTTAGACCATTTTGAATACGAGCCCAATGTTTAGCATGTCCTTTCTTATCAAATTTCAATGTGTGCTTAGGACCTTTTTTCAATTCATAATCACCATCATCCTTTTTAATCCATTTATGGTCTATTTTACCTGTCCAGAATTGGTCAGCCCAATCAGGTTTGTTTAGTTCGGTGAATGACCATATCATCTCGTTTAACACATGGTCCCAACGTTTGAACCAGTTTTTGTCTGTTTCACCGTTCTTTGGTAACACTCTACGTTTATCTCGTAGGTTTGCTGGCACGTCTTCGTTATCTACATGAGGTGCACCATGCTTATCCTTCTTAAGTTGTTTAAGCATAGGTAAGATAATACGAGTGAGTGTGCTATCCATGGACCATGTATCCCACTTATCAATCTTAACGTAGCGAATATCTCTATTAAAGAACTGACGTATATCAAATAAGATTGAGCAAAAGAAGTCAAGATGTGTATACTTGATTATGTTCTCAACTAATGGCTCATCATAGTTAATCTCACGCCAAAAGATTATCTTCTCAATAATTGTGTAAGGTGATATCCAATTATCTTTAGGTTTATTAAAATAGATTTTCATTCTTTATCCTTTAAATAT